CCCCACTGAACGGCGCCCCCTCCACGGATTCCAGACTTATGCAGTTTACGAATCACGACGGCAAAAACGGCGCTACAAAAGCGCAGGTAGAAGCGTTGACGTAAATTTGGCTATTCAGATATGCGCGTTTGCGATGCATTCGGGCGCCAAAACGCGATATTGAGACACCCAACCATACATTTTGGGGGCCATCCGATGGCGATGTTCGACTTCTCGCTCGACGACTCGTGGGCCGTCGCGCAGGGCAACCTCGACTTCGACCTCTCCGAGGTTCGCCTCGCGGGGGAATCGGACGGCATCGAGGACTCTCGCTACATGCCGCCGAGGGTCTACGAGTCCCTCAAGGGCAAGGTCGCCTACGAGAACGCGCGGGACTTCGTCAACGACTGGATTGGCGAGCTGCGTCCGGGCTTCCGCCTGTTCGCCGTCGTCTCGGGCGACTTCGTCTTTGGCGACGTCCTCACGGCGCTTGCGACGCGAGGGCTGATGATTGCGCACATGACCATCCAGACGCTCTCCATGAGCGAGCACAACATCGACGCGCTGCGGCAGGTGATGGAGCACCTGCCAGACATGCACCTACGCATAGCGCTCTCGGACTACTTCTACGCGCACGAGCGCCGCCCTGGGCACCTCGTGCCGTACCTGTACGAGAGCCTCGACGTTGACGACCGCCTAGACGTGGCGTTCGCCAGCACGCACATGAAGATAGTCACCATCAGGACCGCCAACGGCGGCAAGATCGTAATCGACGGCAGCGCGAACCTTCGCAGCAGCCGAAACATCGAGCAGTTCCGCCTCGAGTGCGACCCCGACCTCTACGACTGGGTCGAGGGCATGAACGACCGCATATTCGAGGCGTACGGCACCATCAACAAGGACAGGCCATATCCCAAGAGCCTCCGGTACTCGGGACTCTGGGGAGCGGTCGAGGGCAGGAAAGGGGCGAAACCATGACCAAGGACGAGCTCTTCAAGGTCGACGGCGCGAGCGGCAGCGGCAACGGCGGCGGCTCCGGCTCGGACTCCTCGGGCGGCGACAGCTACGACGATTGGCTGAACGGGCTTCCGTTCTGATGTCGCGCGGCAAGAGCACGCTTGCGGCGTGGGAGCCGTGGGACGACGAGCAGAAGAAGCAGGTCGCGGGCCTGCTCTCGTCGTTCAACAACGACCCCGAGACGGTGTGCGCCGTCATGGACTGCCAGATGGTCGACCTCGACATGCTCTGCCTTGAGGCGTTCGGCGTCGACTTCGCGGGCGCGGCGCACAAGTACGAGCTGATAGGCAAGGCGCGTCTCAAGACGGCGCTGTTCAGGAGCGCCGAGGGCGGCAACGCAAAGGCCATCGACATGCTCGCGCGCGAGCATCTGGGTCTGGGAGCAACCCTCACGCGCAGGGAAAAGGCGGCCCGCGACGAGGCTGCCCGCAGCAAGGCGGAGGAGGTCGACTTCTAGTGTGCAGACAAAAGAGACCCACCTAGACCCCGATGCCATCCCCGAGGTCGCCGGTTGGCTCCACATGGTGGAGGGCGGCGGCATCGTCGCGTGCGCGGAGCAGCACAAGCTGTGCGCGATGGTGCGGCGCATCTTCAAGAGCGAGCCGCTCTACCTCGACCGCGACCGGCTCGACCGGTACGTGAGCTACCAGCGGCACTTCCCGTTCGACCTCACGCCCGACGAGCTGTTCATGCTCGCATTGATGCTGTGCGTCTACAACGCCGACGGCGTGCCGCGCTTCAAGACGCTGTTCCTCTACGTCGGGCGCGGGTACGGCAAGAACGGCTTCATCACGTTCCTAGCGTTCTGCATGCTCTCCGACGCCAACGGCATCAGGGAGTACGACGTGCACGTCGTGGCGACGACCGAGGACCAAGCGAAGACGAGCTTCAACGAGCTCTACAACCTGTTCGAGCGCGACTCAGACAAGTTCTCGCGCGGCTTCAAGTGGACCAAGACCGAGATCAAGAACAAGTCGACCTCGAGCCTGTTCAAGTTCCTCACGGCCAACGCCAATAGCAAGGACGGCGGGCGCCCTGGTGCGCTCGTGCTCGACGAGGAGCATGCCTACGAGTCCAACAAGACCGTTGGCGTGCTCATGGGAGGTCTGGGCAAGAAGCCCGACGCCCGAGTCTTCAAGATCACGACCGACGGCGACGTCCGCGACGGCCCGCTCGACGAGGACAAGGAGCTGGCCGAGGACATCCTCGACGGCAAGGATCCGGACAACCGAGTCCTTCCCATGATGTTCAAGCTTGACGACCCCAAGGAGATTCACGACGAGGCGATGTGGCCCAAGGCCAACCCCTCGGTCACGCGCCGTCCGGAGCTACTGCAGGAGTACCGCGACGACTACCGCGAGTGGTCACGCCACCCCGCGCGGCACCCCGAGGTGCCGACCAAGCGCTTCAACTGCCCGCAGCAGCGCACCGACCTCGCCGTCACGTCGTGGGACAACATCCTCCGCGCGTCTCGGCCCGTCGGTGACCTGCGCGACCGCTCGTGCGTTCTGGGCATCGACTACGCCCGAACGACCGACATGGTGGGCGCGTGCCTGCTGTTCCGCGTGGGCAATGAGTGCCACGCGCTCGTCCACGGGTGGTGGTGCACCCACAGCAGCGACGCGGGCGAGGTCAAGGCCCCGCTCGAGCAGTGGGCCGAGGACGGCTGGCTCACCATCGTCGACGACGTCGACATCGCGCCGCAGCTCGTGTGCGAGTGGGCGCTTGAGACGGCGTCGGAGCTGGGCGCGACGATAGAGGTCGCCGCGCTCGACGACTACCGACTTGCGCTGATGAAGTCGGCGCTGCGCGACGTTCTGGGTTTCGACTCGAGCATCAAGGGCGACGACCAGCAGGTCTACGTCGTGAGACCGTCAGACCAGATGAGAATCGTGCCGGTGATAGACTCCGCGCTCGCCAACGGCACCGTCGCGTGGGGCGACTGCGCCCTCATGCGCTGGAGCTGCAACAACGCGAAGCTGGTACCGGCCCCCAACGAGAACTACAAGTACGGCAAGATTGCCCCGCACTCGCGCAAGACCGACGTGTTTATGTCGTTCGTCGCGGCGATGTGCGTGGTCGACCGCATTCCCGAGGACGTAGAGGTCGCATTCATGCCCGCTTTCGTCTTCTAGGCCACTTGCAAGGAGGTGGTTGCCATGTCCGTCCGACACACGCTCGTCGACTTTCTGGGCAACGTCCTAGGCGAGGACGGCGAGCCCGCAGGCTCCAAGATCTGGGAGAGCGCCGAGAGGTGCCGCTGGATGGAGGTGGCCCGCGCCATTCTGGAGTCCTACTGCATCTCCGCCATACAGATGAGCGACGTGCGCATCTACCGCGACGGAGACGGCGGCGAGGCCACCGACCACGAGGCGTGGCTCTGGAACGTGAGCCCGAACCCCAACGAGAGCCGCGCGGAGTTCGTGGCGAACCTGCTGCATGCGGCGCTCACCGACCGCGACGGAGCTCTCGTGGTGCCCGTCACACGGCAGGGCAAGGCGCAGCTCTACGTCGCCGACGGCTACTCCGTAAACGAGCAGCCGGGGCGCGAGGACCGCTACGAGAACATCAGCATCAGGGGGTTCACCGAGGTCGCCCGCAAGAGCTACCGCGCGTCCGAGGCGTACCGCTTCAAGCTGATGCCATGCCCAGGGTGGGGCGACCTGCTCAACCTCGCTACCACCGAGTACCAGAAGCTCGGCACCGTCGCAGAGGCCACCTTCGAGGACTCCGGCGCGATGCGCTACAAGCTGCACACCGACGTCCCAGCGAGCGGCTCGGGCGCGTCGATGGACAAGATTGCGGCCTACATCGAGCAGAGCCTCAAGCCGTTCCTCAAGGGCGAGCGCGGCGTGCTTCCCGTCTATCGCGGGTTCGACCTCGAGAAGCTCACCGAGGCGACCGGCGCGTCGTCGCAGCGCAAGAGCGAGGACATCATCGCCATCCGCAAGGACATGTTCGACGCGGTGGCCGCGTGCTTCCGCGTCCCCGTGTCGCTGCTCTACGGCAACACCAACAACTTCGATAGCGTCTGGACCTCATTCGTCACCTTCTGCGTGGACCCCATCGCCCGCGCTATGGGAGATGAGATTGCCCGAAAGACGCTCACCGAGGACGAGTGGGCGGCGGGTGGCCGCGTCGTGATCGACACCAGCCACATCAAGCACGTGGACCTGTTCGACGTGGCCGACAAGGTCGAGAAGCTGGTTGGCAGCTCCATCGACACACCGAACGAAATCCGAGTGTTCACCCGCCAGCGCCCTGTGCGCGCGGCTGGGATGGACGACTACCAGAGAACCAAGAACTTCGAGACGGCGGGGGAGGTGAACAACGATGCCTAACGCCATTCCGATGCAACTGCTGGTTACCAGCGACGCCACCAGCGCCGACCTGCACATCATGGGCGACATCACGCGCGGCTCGTTCTGGTTCGGCAAGGAAGACACCGACACCGACGCCAACGACATCGCGCAGGCGCTCGCGGAGCTTCCCGAGACGTGCGGCGACATCACCGTCCACATCAACAGCATGGGCGGCGAGGTGGCCGAGGGAATCGCCATCTACAACGCCCTCAAGGCAAGCAAGGCCCGCGTGACGACCGTCTGCGAGGGCTTCGCGTGCTCGATTGCGAGCGTCATCTTCATGGCGGGCGACGTGCGCGTCATGCGCAACGCTTCGCTGCTGATGATTCACGAGGCGTGGATGAGCGCCACCGGCGACGCTGGCGACCTGCGCAAGGCCGCCGACGACCTCGAGACCATCACGGAGCTGTCGAAGCGTGCGTACATGGAGCACGCCACCGACGCGCTCACGCGCGACATGCTCGACCAGCTGATGGCCGACGAGACGTGGGTCCTGCCCGAGCAAGCGCTCGAGTGGGGCCTTGCGACCGACGTGGACGACCTCGATGACGAAGATCGCGACGAGGTGGAGCAGAGCGCGATGCGTTCGCTCATGCGCCGCTTGAGCAAGCCTGTCTACCACGAGCTCGTGGTAGAGCCCGCGACGTTCGAGTTCGACGAAGACCAAATGATGGCAGTCGCCGAGCTTATCGCGAGGGAAATCGCAAAGCAGGCGGCACCGGAGCCGAGTCCCGAACCAGAACCCGACCACGAGCCGCAACCCAAGTCGTTCATGCAGCGTGCCGCGCTGCTGTTCGCAGACTAGGCCCCGAGGGGCAGAAAAGGAGGGGCACCATGCCCATCAATCTCAACGGCAAGGCCTCCAAGGCCGCCAAGAACCTCGTCCAGGCATTCAAGGGCGAGGACGCGACCGCGCTCGAGTCCGCGCTCGTGAACTTCCAGAACGAGGTCGCCGAGGACCTCGCGAAGCAGTTCGAGGACGCCATGGAGTCGCACGACGAGCAGGTGCTCGCACAGCGCGGCTTCCACCAGCTCACCAAGCGCGAGACCAACTACTTCGAGGGCATCATCGAGGCTCTCAAGTCCTCCAACCCCAAGCAGGCGCTCGCAACCATCGGCGACGGCACCGGCGCCACCGACGTCAAGACGCGCATGATGCCCGAGACGTTCATCGACGAGGTCCTGAACGACATCGCGCAGGCGCACCCGCTGCTCGCCAAGATCGGCGTTACCAACGTCGGCTACGTGACGACCGTCCTGCGCAACAAGCACACGCGCCAGTCCGCCGTATGGGGCAACGTCGAGAGCACCATCACCAAGGAGATTGTCTCCGCGTTCGACATCGTCTCTGTCACGCAGGGCAAGCTCTCCTGCTTCGCCGCCGTCTCGCAGGACATGCTGAACCTCGGTCCCCGCTGGATGGCCGCCTACGTGCGCGTGTGCCTAGGCGAGGCCATGGCATGCGGCCTTGAGAGCGGCCTCCTCAAGGGCAAGGGCATCGGCGGCGAGCCGCTCGGCCTGAACCGCAACATTCTCGGCAGCATCGACCAGACGACCGGCTACCCCGTCAAGACCGCCGTGGCGGTCAACAGCTTCGACCCCGCCGCTTACGGTGCCATCGTGGCCACGCTGGCCAAGACCGACCCGATCTCCGGTGCCGGTACCGAGCGCGTCAAGTCGTCCATCGACGGCCTCACGCTGGTCTGCAACACGGTCGACTACCTGACCAAGGTCATGCCCGCTACGACGGTGCTCAACGCCAACGGCGCGTACGTGAACAACCTGTTCCCCATCCCGACCGATGTCGTGACATCCGAGTTCCTCGATACCGGCGAGGCCATCCTGTTCATCCCGAGCGAGTACGACCTGTTCGTCGGCGGCAACCGTGGCGTTGAGTACAGCGACGAGTACCAGTTCCTCGAGGACAACCGCGTCTTCAAGGTCGTGACCTACGCCAACGGACTCCCGCGCTGGAACACCTCTTCCACCGTCCTCGACCTCACCAACCTCGACCCGGCGTACCTCAACGTCAAGGTAGCTGGCACCGTCAAGACCAAGGAACAGTCCTAGTAGCTAGGAGGTGAGCGCCCATGGCCTACAACGAGAGCGTGCTTGACGCCGTGCGGCGCAAGCTCAACGTGACGTGGGACGACGACACGACCGAGTACCGCATCGCGGACGTGGTTGCCGCCGTCTCGCCCGCGCTCGCACTGCGCTGTGGGCTTGACCAGTCCCACGAGTTCGCCGCTGGAGAGCCCGAGTGGGCGCTCTTCCTCAATGCGTGCCTCTACGAGTTCAGCGACGCGCTGGACGACTTCTGGGGCAACTACGCAGCAGAGATTGGCGAGGCGCACATGCGCAACGTTGCAGCCGCTGGGGATGAGGGCGATGCTTAGGCGCAAGCGCGAGGTGTTCGCGCCCACCGACGGCATCCTGCACGTCATGGACGAAACCGAGGGTCGCAGGGCGCGCGGCGTCGACTTCACCGGCACCGTGGGCCTTGCGCCGCGATTTCGGCTGGACTACCGGCAGAGCCGACTTAGGACCGAGGACCTCGACCTAGCGGACGCCACCGGCGTCAAGGTCACGCGCAAGGTCGTGACCAGGCGGGCGCCGAACGTGGATGCCGGTACCGTCTGCGCCATCGACGGCACCGCCTACGACCTCACGCGCGTCGACCTCGCCTCAAAGAACATGACGCTCTGGTTGAGCGAGCTCACGAGCGACGGCACGTGCGTGCTGCACGCCACCACCGTCACGCGCGACGCGCGCGGCGAGGCTACGACTACGCCCGCCGACACGACCGTCTACGTGCGCACCGCGCGTATGGGCGGCGAGACGCACTCCAAGGCGGGCGGCCAGACCATCTGGCCCACCGTCGAGCTGACGCTCAGGGCGTGCGACTGGTGCGGCGAGCGCTCCGTCACCTACAAGGACGTCACCTATCAGGTCGCATCGACCAAGGGTGACGGCGAGTGGGTGACGCTCTCGTGCGAGGAGGGGGCGATGGACCGTGGCAAATGACGTCGTGACCGGCGTCGAGGGCTTCGGCGAAGCGCTCACGTCCATATGCATGAAGCACGTCGCGGAGCAGACGATGGAGATGGAGAAGCTGGTCAAGAAGGCGGCGACGACGAGCGCGAGCGAGCTGCGTCACGGCACCCTCACGCCGAGAGAGACGGGTGACTACGCCTCCAGCTTCCACTCCAAGCGCACCTACAGCGCCGACGGGACCATCGAGTACACCGTCGGCAACGTCCGACGGCGCGGCAACCTCACGCATCTGCTCGAGAAGGGCCACGAGCTCTTCGTGCACGGGCGACCGACGAACAAGCGCACGCGTGCGTTCCCGCACATCGTGCCCGCCTACGTCGAGGGCGCCGATATCATCAGGAATGCGACGGTGGACCAATGAGGACCTATGACGACCTCTGCGACGCCATGAGGGCGTGCGAGCTACCGTTCGCCCGCATCTCATGGGACCCGCTCGACCCCAACGACATCCCCGCGCTACCGCACGTGCTGCTGGTTCCCCAGAAGACCCGCAACGCGATGGCGGACGGCGGCATCGCGTGCCGCATCACGCCCTACGACGTGGAGTTGTACGCGAAGGGTTCGAACATCGAACTCGAGCGCCGCGTGGAAGAGGCGCTGTCCGCCGCAGGATTCACCTACGACCGCTACAACGTCCCGTTGGGCGACGGCATAGTCGAGACCGTCTGGGGCGACCTCGACTGCATTGGAATCTAGCCCGATCGGGCGCACAACAGAAAGAAGGTACCCACCATGGCAGATGTCATCAACGGCATTCAGTATGGCCTCGAGGATGTCGGCTACCGCGTCGAGAACGACGACGGCACCTACGGCCCCGAGAAGGTCATCGACTGGCCCGTTAACCTCACGCTCGACTTCCAGTCGCAGTTGCTCAAGTTCTACGCCAACGACACCACCGCAGCCGCCATCGAGACCGACGACGGCTTCACCGGCTCGCTGGAGGCGCTCTACTTCCCCGACGACTTCCTAGTCGACGTTCTGGGTCAGACGCGCGACTCCAACGGCGCCATCCTCGCGGGCGGCGGCGAGAAGTCCAAGTACTTCGCCATGCACTTCAAGTTCAAGGGCGACAAGTACGACAAGAAGCGCTGGGTATGCAAGGTCAAGGCGACCGCGCCCACCGGTGCGCACACCACCACCGAGGGCAGCTCCATCAACGCCGACCATGAGACCATCCAGCTCACGGCCATCGCCAAGACCTTCACCGAGGGCACCGGCAACGAGAAGACGACCACGCGCTACGCGACCTCGACCATGAGCGACACCGAGACGACTCATGACGCCTACGAGGCGTTCTTCGCCATGGTGCCGCACGGCACCGAGTCCGCATAGGACGACACCACCAGGCAACGACACCGAGACCGGCAGGCAGTGGCCCGCCGGTTTATTTTTTAGGTTACTGAGCGGGAGGACTTTGATGATCACCGTCAAAATCATAGGCTCACGACTCGTGCTGCCTGACAACCACAAA